GACGTTACTCCCTCGGCATCAGCTTTTGTCTTAATCCACGCTTCAAGTTTCGCCATCTTGTCCTTGAGTTCTTTGACTTGGTCTTTGATCTCAGCTTCAAGAGCTTCTTTCTGATTGCGGTACTTGAGATACGCGGCAATCACTTGGTCTACAGTCAGTTCCATATGTCACCTCGTTTCTTGCTGTATCAAATCAAGTAGCAAGCCCTGTAGTTTCTGCTTGTTCTTGAGCCGTTCATACATCTTGTACTCAATTTCAGTACCCTCAATATGGACAACATTTGACACATGCTTTTTGCCTATCCGCTCAATACGACCATTCGCCTGAACATATTGTTCGTTGCTTGTTATTGGCCCATACCAGATTACTGTCGATGCAGTAGTCAGGGTTAGCCCATGAGCCATAGTCGCAGGGTGAGCAATCAATACATGTGGGTCAGTAGCGTTCTGAAAGTTTTGGAATCTCTCGTTGCGCTGTCTGGCAGATACTTCGCCATTCACTACACCGACAGACCAGTGCTTACTTAGCTCCCTCTCCAACATGCGGAGTGTGCCTGTCAAAGGCACGAATACAATCGTTTTATTACCTACTTCATCTATTACCTCCTTTACAGCGTTCACTCTCGGTGAACAGTCAAGTTCAATATTCTGGCCATCGTCTCCGTAGGCCACACCACAAGCTATTTGCACGAGCTTCTGTAGTTTTACAGCCTCGTTCACAGCCGTGATTGTTCCTTCCTCTGCCGCCTCTGTGACAAAGTGTCGCAACATCTTCGTGTAATGTTCCTTCTGTGCCTTTGTCAGTTCGACCTTGCGGGTCTGGAATACTGTGTCAGGTAAGTCGAAACACTCATCCCTTGTGTATCGAACAGCGGGTTGCAGGATATGCTTTACAGTGTCCACTGACTCTGGTCTTGGTATCCACTTCCACTGCCCTATCTTCATCATCACCTGCTCTCTGAAAGCGGTGTAAGTCTTGGTGCAATACTGGCTATCGACTAGCTTTGCTAATGCCCATGCATCTGTCGGGTCATTCGGCGTGGGTGTACCTGTCATCAACCACAAACGTGTTGCTGTGTTCTTGCTCATCCACTTCCGAAAGATCTTGAACCTGCTTGTCGATGGGTTGCGGTAGACAGCCGCCTCATCCACGATGATTAAATCAAACTTACCGATGCAATCCTCTGCAATGATAGGGAAGCCATCGTGGTTGATGATGTAGAAGTCAGCCTCACTATTCAGTAGCTTCTTTCTTTTAGCGGCAGTCCCATGCAGAGTTACATGCTTACGCTCAGGGAAGCCCATGAATATCCCATCACCCCAAACACGTTCCAGTGTGGACAGCGGTGAAACAATCAGCACCTTCTTAACAGCACCCACCTTCATCAGGTAGTCAGCCGCCCATAGCGCGGACTGTGTTTTACCTGTACCAATCTCGTTCAGCACCAGTGCCTTCTGGTTCATGGTCAGGAAAGCGGCAGTCATCTTCTGGTGTTCAAACGGTGTAAACCTACCCACCCAATCGTAGTAATACAGAATAGGCGCAGGTGCTTCGATGCCTAGGTTACGCAGAACCTTTACCTCATCTTGGCGATGTGGTGTGACAACCAAGTCCTTACCCTTAAAGTTCAGAACCTTCGCTGTGGGTATAGTATCTAGCACCCTGTTTGGATTAGTCAGGTTAAGTGCCAGAGCCTTTGCTGACTCAACAACAATCATCCCAACCACTCCACAATATATTTACGCACCTCTTCGATGGTGTCGTCATCATAGACGAGAAAACATTTGCCCCCTGCATTCTCTATCTCCTCCATACATTTAATCTGTAGTGCCGTAGGCTTCTTCGTTTTGTCTGCCTTGCACTCAATCCCAATAAACCTGCCACCTACTATCGCTACCTTATCTGGTATGCCCGACCTGCCGAATGGCCCTGCCTGTGGGTTGTAATACCAGACGCCTTGAGCCTTTAGCATCTTGTCAAGTTTCCTTTTTACTTTGCCTTCTGGCGTAGTAGACATAAAGATTACATCCTTGTCAAGTTATAATTGTGCATACTCACACATATGTTTTGCAGGACAGAACCGACATAGCCCACTCGGTTTGGCAGGCCAGTTATCTGACTCCACCGATTGATAGATGCGGTTGATGCGCTTCAGTAAGTCTTCCCACATCACGTTAGCGTCATCGCGCTTATACACCTCAGCATCCATTGCCATATCTTTGAGCCATACAAACGTGCTTGTTACTTCGTTCACATCTGGGTAGTGCTTGAACACCTGTAGTGCGAACATCTGCAACTGTGTGAAGTCTGGTCTACGCTTGCCAGTCTTCCAATCCATAACAATCGCTTGGTCTCCACGAACAACCAGTACGTCCAGTATGGATCTCAACCATGCGTCCTTCGCAAACCAACTTGTTGGTGTAAGGTTCTCGGTCAGTGTCAACTGATGCTCGACAAGTAGTTCAGCCTTCGGATCAGCCGCCAACTTATCAATCGCACTGCATAGAGCCTCGTACTTCTTAGTCTCCGTGGTCAGTTCAGACCCCTTCAACCTAGCCTCAAGAGCTTCGTGGATACGGTTGCCATACAGACTAGCCTCACTGCCCTCGTCTTGTATTTCCTTCGTCACACGTTGCAAGTAGTAACGTTTCGGACAGTTCTCGAACAGCTTAATAGCTGAGAATGAATGTGCTAACTGCATATAAACCCCATAGGTTAACCCCGCAAAGACGGTATTCGTCTTTTACGGTAAAGTTTTACTTTGCATCGCCATAGTTATATCCCACACCAGACTCGCAAGCAACTGGTAAATCTTTTGCCCACGCTGGGGGAGTGGACATTCTTCGCTCAACAAGTTCCTGTGCGTGTGCCTTGTCACTTTCCTGGCATGTGATGATGACCTCATCGTGTACCTGAAAGGCAACGTGATACGACTGTCCGATAGCCGCCATCTGCTCGGCAACTACAATCCGTGCCAATGCTTGCACCACATTCTCTGTTACTTTCCCACCGTAGATGCGTGTCCAATCTATGCTGACTTCTTCGCCAGTCATCACGCGCTTCTGTGTTAGTTTCCTGTACGTTCGTGCATCTGCAATGTACTCGAAACCATCTGGTGTTTGGCGCAGAGCGTTGTACTGTATGCGTAGTCCGTTGGGTAACACAATGCCATTGTTGTCAAAGGGTAGTAGGTCAGTGATGTTGCCGCTACCACCTGCCACCATAGTAGTCAGTGCGTGTCCACACTTGTTCCACAGTGCCACAATCTTGTGGTTCTTCTGGCGATATAACCTGACAATACGTTGTGCTTCGTTCTCGTCAATGTCTACGCTGATACCACCTTGCCCAAGGGCAAGAGTGTTACGAAACTTCACATGCCCCATACCATAACCTAACCCTAGGATGCAGGTCTTACCGACAAAGCGTTCCACCTTGTCTGCTTTAGTTACCTTCTTACCGTAGATCTCAGAGGCGAACTCACTGTACACATCACGCCCCTCTCGAAACGCCTGTACCAAATCCTCTTGTCCTGCAATGTAAGCGACCATCCGTGCCTCAATCTGTGATGAGTCACAAGCAATCATCACCTCACCTATGGGCGCAGTCAGTGCCTCTCGGATAGCACCGTTGCGTGGTAGGTTCTGTAGGTTTAGTTTATCCCCACCAGAAAACCTTCCTGTGTGTGCGCCATAGTAGTTAAGCATGATAGGAAGTGCGCCTCGCTCTGCCACCTTCATCAGGTTCTCAGTGCGTGTCTCCTCAATGGTAGACTTAGTGCCTAGCCGTGCCGCTACTAGGTTCTGAACTCGTGGGTCTGGATGCTCCAGTAGAGCAGTGAACTCCTTGTCAGTCTTAGCAAACGCATACGACTGTTTGCCTGTGCGTAGGCTCGTCTTCATAGGCGGGTCAATACCTACCGTCTCCAGTAGTTTGGCAAAGATATTGTTGGACATGAGGGCTTTCTTAACCTTCTCCTCACTCAGTCCTTTCAGTGCCAAGTCATCAATCAGTTTACGCTTGTCGGCCTTCACCTTCTCTAAGTGTCGTGCCAATACATCTGTGTCCAACTGGATTGTAGGTTGCGTGTACATCCGTATCGTCTGGTCAATGACCATCAACTCGGATACAGGGAAGCCCTTCTTCAACTCTTTGAATAGTTTATATGTCAGGTCTACATCGTTGACGCAGTACTCCGCATACTTGGCAAGTTGTTCTGGTGTGAAGTCCCTACGCCTACGGCCCAAGTTATTGAACACTTCATCACCCTTCTGCCCGAACCCATAGTAGGCAGTCAGTGCCTTCAGTGAACCCCCTACTGTAGCGTTGTGTAGGGGTCTTGCCATAGACAGTGTATCGAACCAGAACTTAGGCTTGATACCGTAGTGCCATGACAAGATAGCCCCATCAAACGCGGCATTGTGGGCAAGTATCGCCTTGTCAGAATAGTCTAACGAGTTAAGAAACTTGCCCACATCATCACCGCTATACCAGTCGGTAGGGAAGTCATTGACTTTTATACTTACGCCAATGACCTCGAACCTAGGGTCACGAACATAAGCCTCCGTTGTCATCTTAGATAGAGAGTAGTCCCTATCGTAATATGTCTCGAAGTCTATAGTTACTATGTCCATGTCTTTTTACCCTTGGTTTTTTGTATTTCTTTAGCCAACATTCAGCGCATAGAAGTTCGCCACCAGTGTTAGTAGTAGCGACTTCTTTACACCCCTTCTCACTGCACTCAGGTTTCATTTATCTCACCTGCAAGAGCAATATAACCTGCCGCATCACGATAGTTATCCATACCCTCTGGCTTCTGGATAGACCTAGCCAGCTTCATAAGAGCCAACATGATAGGAACATCCTGTGGCTTAATAAACTGGTCTGAAACGCAGAGGTGTGCGTTCCAATAGCGAGCGATGGTCATAGCGTTTTCATCAAAAGCCCCATGCTCTACTTCCCTGTCGCCGGCAACAAGCGAACTGGCTTCTGACAACAACTTTACACGAGTTCGTGCAGGGGGTTGAGCCTCCTCCGCAAACACTTTCTTTGGTGTACCCACCTTCTTCATCAGCTTGTAGGTGTAACCATACGAAACGCCAGTAGCCGTGGATACTTCCGCAGGACTGGCGAGCTTGTTCTTGAGAAGGTATGCCCACACCTTCTCTGCTTTAGTCATCTTCTTGCGACCCATATTATATCTCCTCAAGAGTCTTTGCTTTACCTGCTTGTACAGTAAAACATTCCACACCATTACCACAATGTAAAGAATATTCGTTAGCCACATGAACTGCTTGGGCAGCATCAGCCCCCACCGCCATAGCCCCTAGCGCATATTCTCTACCTTCTCCAAAGGCCATAGGTGCTGATAGCCTTACGGATGTTCCGTTATACGAATAGACTGCAAGCCCTTCGTCATCCACGACAATAAGTTCTGCTGTCTGTTTCGGTATATTAAGATCTTCAGGGTTGCCACTGTCTCTGAACCAGTCACGCATCTCCAAGATATGCGCTAACATACCAACGCCTGACACAATACAAACCTTTCCAGTCTGCTTACTGACTACATACCAAGCCTTCGATGACTCCCATTTAAGAGAGCCATC